TAAGCTACCGTTGATTGCACTAAGTAGATCCGGTGGTTATACAATTCAAGAAAAATACAAGCAACCTAAAAGCTACAGTGGCTCTACAATGATTCGATTGACGGATTCTGGAGCCAAGTTAAATGCAATTCCAATCGGTATATCATATCAGCTTGATATTTATTGTAGATATTTAGCTGAAGCAGACGAATATGCACGAAATATTGTATTTAATATTATAAATTATCCTAAGTTGTCAATTGAAATCCCTTATGAGGATTCTGGTTTACAACATGACGCAAACATCAGACTAACAACTGATGTAGAAGATAATTCAGATATTCCTGAAAGATTGATTCCTGGTCAGTTTACAAGATTCACTATTGGAATCGATATTGACGATGCTTATCTGTTTGATGTGAGAATAAAAGATAACATATCAATCTCCTCTGTCGATACAGTCATCGATAAAGAGGGGTCGGTATAAACTGATAATATTGAGATATACTTACTAATTAACATAGGAGTTTTGATACATGGCTGAGAATATCAAAATCATTGTTCAAGAAGACGATCAAACTCGCCCAAGAGGATCTGGTGTAAGTAGCGATATTGTTTATGTTCCTGGTCTTGCAAGTGAATTCTGTCCTGCAGAATATCAGAATAAGCCTCTGCTTTGCTCAACAATTGATGAGTTCGAAGCATACTTTGGTTCTGAACCTTACAAGTTCCCTGCTGACGAACAAGTATCAAAGTGCACTGTTAAGAAGGGCGACTACGATAGATCTTATATCTATGCTAAGGAGCTTATCAATGCAGGATTAACTGTTCTTTACGAAAACATCACTCCTGATGACTCTGCTCTTGTTAACTTAGCAGATTTCACAAAACTTTCAGGACCTATCACAAAAGTTCGTGGAACAAAGAATGTTTTCCGTGCAGAAAGTGCAACTGAGGATGCTTATACAGCAAGTGTTACATTTACACTTGATGGAATGAGAAAATATGGTGGCGTTTCAGTTCTTTGCAAAGCACATAGTGACAGCACTATTGATGTAGCACTGAGCGAAGCTGATGGTGTTCCTGGTGTCGAAGTATACCAAGGTGAAGGTGACTTTGTAATCAGTGGTAACACAATTACTTGGGAAGATCAAGATCCTACAACAGCAACATTTACTGTAAATCTTGAGATTACTGGTTCTGGATTGTTCAGCATCAGCTTAGTTGAAGGAACTAATGTTTCTCAAGAAGTTCCTACAGTATCTTCTCGTTTAGCATACTTCTACGACAACGTTGGTGACAGATTTGAGAATCTGAAAGACAAGAACGAATATACTGTTAAGTATCTCACACTCGGTGGTTATCCAAGTTTTAACCCTGTTATTGATGACAGTGGTGCAACAACATATCCTTATGCAGCTAAAATGCTTGATTGTGCAGCTAACAGAAATGATGTGGTTGCTCTGATTGACCATTATGACGATCCTGATGCTGCTCTTGGATTAGATCATGTTGTTCAAACAAGTACAACTCCTGCAAAGGATTCCATCTACAAGCTTGTTAACGATTACTTCAGGAATGCAGCAAATACAGAATTTGGTGCAATGTTTACACCTTGGGGCAATTATACATGTGTTACTGTTGATGATGAGACAGCAACATTACAAGCAATGCCTGCTTCCTTTGGTTATTTGCTATGCTTAGCAAAAGCTATCAAGACAAGTCCTAACTGGTTAGCGATGGCTGGTGTGTCCAGAGGCATTGTTCCTAATCTTCAGAGTTTGAGAACAAACAAGATTCTCTCAAATGTTATTGCTGAGAATTATCAGCCTAAGTATGGTGACATCGAAGAGAAGAATGTTATCTCCATCAATGCTATTACGAACGTTAAGCCTTATGGTTTAACAATCTGGGGCAATAGAACTCTCAAGAGAGTTGCTTCAAAAGGAACTGTTGCAACAAACTTCCTGAACACTCGTAACATGATTAGCGACATTAAGAAGTTGTCTTATAATACTGCAAAATCTTTGATGTTTGAGCAGGAAAGTGATACATTATGGCTTAGCTTCAAGTCAGGTGTAAGTCCTCTGCTTGATCAGTTAAAGAGTGGTCATGGTATTTCTGATTACAAGTTAATCAAGAACACAACAAAGTATAATGGCAATGCTCTCACTCGTGGTGAGATGTCTGCTACTATCAAGATCTTCCCGCTCTATGCTGTCGAGTATTTCGAGATTACAGTTGTGGTCTCTGATAACGATGTTGCGGTATCCTAATTGAGGAGGAAACAAAAATGTCTATTTTACTTCAGAACACTGAAAAGGCAAGCACTCTTCATACTGCTGGCGATAAGTTAGGTACTTACTACCTAACCGACAATCCTAAACATTATGAAATTCAGAGAACAAACAACTTTATGTTCTACATTCAGGGACTCTCTGGATCATTCAACATTGCAAATAACACATATGCTGCAACAAATGCAGATGATGTTATCCGCGTGTCAGTAAGTAAAGCATCTGTTCCTCACTTCTCTCAAAATCCGATTGAGGTTAAGCGTGGAAACAACACAATGAAGTTCGCTGGAACTCCAACATTTGATGCTGGTGAAATCGAGCTGAATGACTTCATTGGTGCCGGTACTAAAGATGTTCTTCTTGCTTGGCAGAATCAGTCTTACGATGTTAGAACTGAGAAGGTTGGTCTTGCTTCTGACTACAAGAGAGATGCTTATCTTCTTGAGTACACTCCCGATTATCAGTTAGTTCGTACATGGAAGTTGATGGGTTGTTGGATTAGTAAGTTGTCAGAAGGCGCTTATGATCATAACTCTGCTGATAAGCATTCCATTACAGCTACAATCGAGTATGATAAAGCCTGGATCGACATTTCGGACATTGATTAAATTCATACTTAACATGACAGGCAAGTATAATTACATACTTGCCTGTTTATTTTTATAATTCACACTGAGGATAACAACATGATCTTAAAAGAATATTTTGAAGTTCATGATACTTTGAATCCAAAATTATGGTCTGAAAATAACAAGTTGAGAGATGACGTAAAGTTACGTGTACTTGAAATCATTGAACAGTTTATTTCAACATGTGAGCTCCCGTTAAATATTGTTGATGTGCATCTTGTTGGAAGTAATGCATCTTACAATTACACTAAGTATTCGGATCTCGATGTTCATATTATTTCAAATTTTGAGTTGATTGATGCACCGAAAGAGTTGTTGCAAGCTGCATACAATGCTGTAAAAGCAAAGTTCAATATGGATTATGACATCAAGATTAGAGATGTTGATATTGAGCTGTATGTTGAAGATATTAGATCATCTGCAGTATCGAACGGTATATACTCTCTCTACAATGATTCTTGGATAAAGTTTCCAAAAAGATTAACGAACATTCCTCAAGTTGATTTTGAAGAAGATTTTCAAGCTTGGAAAAACACATTTGAGAGTGCAATTCAATCTGGTAACTCAGATAACATTACAAATGTTATTGATCAGTTGTATATGTTACGTAAAGTCTCTCTTGACACAGAAGGGGAGTATAGTACAGGAAACCTTGTATTCAAAGAAATTCGTAATGTTGGTTTGTTAGATGCTGCAAAGGATGCATACAAATCTGCACGATCAAGAGAGCTGACATTGGAGAAGCTTCAGTTACATGAGGATTCCAGAAGCTCTCTTCTTGCAAAAAGTAAGCGGACCGACAAAGGATTTCAAAGATTTAAGCGTCGTGTTAAATCGAGAGTTGCAAATAGTGTTAAACAATACAACAGTATTGATATGAATAAGCTCTTCAAACAAGATATTTTAACTGTTGATGTACAAGTTAAAGGTGAAACTGATACATACACAGTTAAGATTAGTTTTGGAGGTTTTCTTGAATTACTTCACGACCAGTTAGAGAAACAAGAATTCTGTTTGAAAGCTGTAACAAGAGCATTGATTACCGGATTTAACAGGGATGATGTTTATATTCATTGTTCTTGCCCTGATGCTCAGTATAGATTTGCATATTGGCAAACAAAGAAGAAAACAAGTAGTGGTGATCCTGAGACAAGGCCCGCAAATATAACTAACCCAGATGATACTTTAGGGGAAGGTTGCAAACATGTACTACTTGTCTTGTCAAATACAAGTTGGTTATTAAAGGTTGCATCTACAATCTTCAATTATGTTAATTACATGGAAAAACATTATGAAAGATTGTATCAGAAAGTAATTTATCCTGCAATCTATCAAACTGCATATACTGAGCCTGAGCAGATTGAAATTGATGGGTTCCATAGCGACGAGCTTGAAACTGATACTGATACTCTCGATAGAGCTAATGTTCATGCACGAACAAAGAATCAGTTCAAGAAGGGCAACGAATATAGATTCAAGCCAGGGGAAGATCCAAATCAGATTTCACTTGATGATCTGGAAGATTCTGACGATGAAACAGAAGATAACTAAGTTCTTATATAGTTAACTTGGTTCAGTATAATCACGATAAACTTGGAGCATCGTTGTTGTATAAGTTATAAATTACAACAACGATCTCCTTGAGTTTAGTCGATACATCTTGTATAATATTATGTATAGATAACTCAAGGAGATGCTGATAAATGGTGGATTATACAATTGCACATGAATATACACTCCCGAGTCAAGGTAAGGTGTATAACAAAGAGATAAACCCGAACTTTAAGTTACGGTCAATGACTACTGCGGAAGAAATGAAAAGACTGAATCACAGTGATAAACAATACAAAGCAATGTCAGAAATCATTGATGATTGTTTAGTTGATGATATTGGTATTTCAGCATATGATCTTTGCATTGCCGATTATCAGTATATGTTGCATAAGTTAAGAATTGTTACATACGGAACAAGTTATAAACTTGAGTCACATTGTCCCTATTGTGCGTCCGTTAACAGAGATGTACTGAATCTGGAAGATCTTCCTCTGATTCCTTTCGATGAAGATACTTTCAAGAAAGCAACTGAATTCACTCTTCCCGCAACAGGTAAAGTAATAAAACTCAGAGTGCAGACGCCTCGGATACTTGATGATATTTCTTTCCGTGCTAAAGAAGAGCGCCGTAGAAATCCCAAGTTTGTCGGAGACCCTGCATTTTTATTTACCATCGAGTCTCTTATTGATACTATTGATGGTGTCAAACCCGAGCAATTCAAGTTGGCTCCGTTTATTCAGAAACTGCCAATGATGGATACAAACTATATCTTGCGCTCAGCTCAAAAGCTGAATAATTTCTTTGGATTGGATAGCAAACTTGTTCATGTTTGCAATGTGTGTGGACTAGATTACAGTAGTAACTTTCGCACCACATCTGAATTCTTTGGACCCTCAATTGACTGAGGATGGATCTCCTTACGGACCACAACGATACAAAGATATTGCTCGAGATTTGTATCTGATTTCAAAACATACAAATACATCTTATGAAGATGCAAAGAAAGTCTCTCCTATAGAGAGACAATACATTCTTGAGTTTATAACTGAAGACTTAGAGCGTCAAAAACAGTTATATGAGAACGCAAGACAACAAACTCAGAAAAATTAACAAGGAGGTATGAGTTCATATGGCTAATGTTGAAATTCCGAAACAAGATGGAAATGAAAATACACAGTCATCGAAATCAGCTCAGAAAACTCAACAGAAACATGCTCAAGCACTTGCCTATGAGCGAATATTCCTCAAGAAAAAAGAAGAGTTAGAAAAGTCTTCAAGAGCTAAACAGATTCAAGCCGATATGGCTCTACTTAGAGAAAGAGCAACAGCTGAAATGGCTTTTCAGTCAGAGATAATCAAGGATGAAGAGCGTCTTGCTGAAGCTATGAATCAGATCAAGTTGCGACTTGCTGAGGAACTTTCTAAGAAACAGCTTGAGCTTATTGTTGAACAACGGAATGCTGAATATGCAGCTCATGAATTCGCAGTAGCTTGTTCTATGAAAGCATTTCAAACTCAAACTGTTCATGAGCGTGCTAAAACTGCAGCAACTATTGCGGAAGCACAGAAAACTCAAGCTGAAAAGCTCAGAGCTGTTCGTGAAGCTGAAATTGCCGAGCTTCAAGCTCAGCATAAAGTTGCAACAAGTAGCGGTGAAAAGAGAAAGATAACTCTTGAAATAAAGAAGATTCAAAAAGAAATTGCAGCAGCTGAAGAATCCAGTGCCTCTTATCAAGAACAAGCAACAAAGTATGCTGAAATTGTTAAGAAAGTTGATTTTGAAAGACTGTCTGCAGCTCAACAGTTAGCTGTTAAACAGAAAGAGGTTGCTGATCTACAGAGTCAAGCTGATGAGGCTGTTGCTGAAATTGACTCAAAGATTGCCGCTAAACAAGTCGATCTTGAAGCAGCAAAAGCCCTTGGTGATAAAACTCTTGAGTCTACTATTTCAAAAGAACTTGATGATCTTAAAGCAGCAAGAGATGCAACCAGCGCTGAATATACTGCATCTATTGATACTTTGAAAGCTTCCATTGATGGCGCAGGTGGCTACAAAGAAAAAGCCGCAAATGCTCCTGAAGCTGCTGTTGTAACACCAGTACTGACTCCTGAAACACAAGGAGCTGCTGCTCAGGAACATCCATTAAAGAATCAAGTTGATACTATATTAAACTATCTAACTGATCTAGTGTCAGTTTTCAAAACATATGTTGATACAATTGAATCAAAAGTAACTGCTGCACACAGTGATGTCAGTACGTTACCAACTGCCCCCACTCCTCCAAGTGTTGATACTAATCAAACAACTCAACCTGTTGTCGAACATCTTCGTGCTCTTGTTGCTCAGACAACAACTGATGATGCTACAGCTCAAGCAGAGCTTACTGCAAGATTAGACAGACTCAATGAGTTGTTGAATGCGGGGGTTACTTCTCCAGAGGATCCAACCGATCCAAATGAGCTCAAGGATCTCATTTCTGCCATTTCTGATTTCTTCGATAAAGATAGTAAATCTAAGAAATCAAAGAAAAAGGGCGAAGATGGAGATGGCAAAGAAGAAAAAGAAAAGAAAACTCTAAGAACAATAGCAAGAGAACGCTTTACGGGAACAGGTGAGAAAGACGCTGAAGGTAATGTTGATGGTGGTAAGCTTCAAGCCGCAAAGGAAGCCAGTCATGAAGCTACAATTGATAGTTATGAAGAACAGTATAGATTAAAAAGAGCGTTAACTACAAAGGATGGTGCTACAGAAGCACTTGTACAAGGACTTCAAGAGCTATCTGATACGATGGCTGATCTCACAAAATCAATAGACGAGAACATCAATGCATACTACAAGTATCAAGCCGAGATCAATGCAAGATTGCAAGGAACTGACGAAGATTACAGTAGTGTACTTAAAACAATGACTACAAATCTCGGAATGAGCATGATTGTTTCTCAGAAAGACTTCATTGAAGAGTTCCGTAAACTAGTTGATGCCGGTATTTCATACAACATTGAGAGTAGAACACTGTTGGCAACAATTACGGATAAAGTAATCAGTACTTTTGATGTACTTAGTGCTGATCTTCAGAGACTTATTCGATTACAACAAGCAGATACCACTGCAGCACGAATGGGTATTGAGTCCTCAATTAACAAGCTCTTGAATTCAATGTACTCTGATACAAGTTATCTTAGTTCACAGGGACCTCATGATAGCATTGAAAGTGCAATCTTGCAAGCCAGTTCAATGCTTTCTAGAGACATGTCTGTTGAGTTTGAATACATTATACATAAGTGGTTAGGTTCAATGTATTCACTCGGTATGAGCTCAAGCTCGCTCGAGAAGATTGCTCAAGGATTGAATTATCTTGGAACTGGTAACGTTACTGCATTGAATAGCGATGAATCCTTACAAACATTATTAGCTATGAGTGCATCTTGGGGCGGAGTGTCTTATGCAGATATCTTGACACAAGGTCTCAATGCTGAAACAACAAACAAGTTACTAGCTGGTATGTTACAGTACTTGATGGATATTGCAAATAATACTGATTCCAGTCAAGTAACAAAATCAGCTTATACAGATATTTTTGGTTTGGAAATGGCTGATCTCCGAGCTATTCAGAACCTAACAACACAAGATGTTAAGGAACTGTATTCTTTAACAACTACTTACAACAAATCTGTTCAGGAAACACAAGATCAGATTGATTCTATTATGTCCAGAACACATTTCAGTACAATGGTTGAAACATTGTTTGACAATGCATTACTTGGTGCAGCTCTTGACATTGGTGGAAATCCTGTTACTTATGGCTTGTGGAAAACCTTGAATGTTGTTGAAGGATTAACAGGTGGTATTGCTCTACCATTCGTTAACGTGTTTGGATCTGGTTTCGATTTGAACACAACTGTTACAGGGTTGTTGAAAGGCGGTATGGCTGGATTAGCTTTACTTGGAAATCTTGTAACATCTCTTGGCGGTGGAGGTTTGGATGGTGCGCTTAATCTAAAATCTGATTGGGGCTTAACATCTGACGCAGAATTCACATCGAGAGGATCCGCTGCATCCTTCATGACAGCAGGAACAGCTTCTGGATTCAGTTCAAGCGCAAGAATTGATTACAATGGCTCTGGTAGTGGCACGGATATGAAGAGAACTGCTATGTCTGATAGTGCTGACAGTGCTCAAGAAGATTCTGAAGTTACAAACAAGAATGTTGCAGATGCTCAAGAATTGCCAGAAAAGATATATGAGCAGACGCAGCTGATTTGGGCTGCACTTGCGGAAGAAGATAACACTATCTTAAAACAGAGCGTTATGACATATGATCTGTTGTATGACAGATTGAACTTCAGTGTGTTTGATTCAATTTCTGATCTGCTCGCTCCATCAAGATTGTTCTTGACTTCCGCTATGGGAGAAAATGGACTAACAAGTAACCTCATAAATATAAATGAGGACGGTCAAGTTCTGATTCAGAATTATGCTGATCAGTTAAATACAGCAAGTAATGTAACATCTTCAGTACTTCAAGCTGTCAAATCTTCAAGTATTGATCTTTCCAATGTTACTGTTGATATGTGGAGCTTGATACAAGAATATCAAGGAAATCTTAATACTTTAGCAACTGACACATCTGTTTGGACAAATATGTATTCTGATGGATTCAATTCTGTTGTTAGCTCTTCACAGAATGCAAATGAACAGTTTGTTAAAACTGTTATCAGTCAGATAACACAACAAAGTATTGCTGATCCTCAGAAACTTGCTGATCTAAAAGCAATGGCAGAAATTCAAGCCCTAACAAAAGTTGTATTCCCTGAGTATGTTAGAGCAACTGTTGATGAATTCTCACCGGATGTTCAAAAATTCTTACAGCAAATTTTGAAAGCAGCTGTTGAAATGAGTTTAACAGGCTCTGATGGATCAAACAATGTTTATGATAGTGATGATGTTCATCCTATTGTTGCTCAGATGGCTGATAAGTTGAAGATGTTCTTTGATCCAACAAACGTTGTTACGACAAGGCAAGACACCACATTAGTTTTACCTTGATGAAGATATTACGGAAGGTAACGAATAATGTTTCAAAAATTTCATGAGCAAACGTTGATTGCTCGATTCATAAAGCACTTACTTGCAACTGAATACGTGCCTTCTTTGCAAACAATCAGGGAGGGTTCTAACTTAGTAGCAGGTTGTAACTACTACTTTAACGACAACATTGTTGAGTGCTTACAATCAGGAAAGTTTGGTTCAACTGCTCAAGTTAGATATCATACTGAGCAATGTTTGATGAGAAATTTCATATCAAATGTGTCTTGGTATGATGAAGAAACTCATAAAAATCTTGGCTATTATCTAAGATACTTCAGAGATAAATATTCCATTGATCTGATGCCATATTATAACTGTTATAACAGTAAAGAGCTTGATGATGTTTATCTTAAATTCACTCAAGAGGAGATGCTAACTCCTGAGGATGATGTTATCCAAGCATTTGCTCCTGGCACTGTTCAAATAAGTCGTGAGGACACTAGTATAATTGATAGTCCAATGAAAAACTATACAACTGTAGACCCCTCCCCATGGTCCGAAAAAGACTACATTAAGAATGTATTCATAGATGATGGTGTAACAAGCATCGGAAGTAATGCATTCTTTAACTGTAAAGGATTAGTTTCAATTGTTATTCCTAAAACAGTTACTTCAATTGGTATTGGAGCGTTTCTAGGTTGTACAAATCTTCTGGATGTTTTTTATGTGGGGTCTTCAGACGAGTGGAAAGCCATTGTTAAAGATGGCAATGATCGTCTAAACTCGGTCCGTATCACTTTTGATTATACCGATGCCACACCTCCTGTTATGGATACTCTACAAGAAATTGATGATGATACTTGTGGTGGTAACTTAGTATGGAAACTTGATCGTGATCCCTATGAGGTAGGACTTATTTCTTGTTCTCCTGACCTGTATGTTGGTCATAAAGTAAAACAAGAATTGATGAAATTCTTTGTTGAGGACGCAAGTGCGGATTATAGAGTTGTTGCGGTCCCAGTTTTATTTGACACTACTTATACCGTCGCTTTTTCATGTGATTCAGATGTTATGATGGCTGGTGTATTATATGATAATGGAATGATTCATATAAACAAGTTAAGTACTGATGAGACTACGCATCAGAATAGAACTAACATGAAGTCAACTTATTCTGAGTACTTGTATCACAGTATAGCTATAAAAAGAAATTGTAATTTTACATCACCATTTACATTCTCTATTCCACTTGCTGATGTTGTATTCAGTCAAGATGCAAAGTTAAGTGAAACAGTTAAGAGAGAGTTGTATCAACGCCAGAAATATCTCTACATGATCATTCAACTTCCAAAAAATGTTGAAACTTCAATTGTTGTTTTAGAAGGTGATTATACAAATAAAACAATATTTAACAAGTTTGATGACGAAGGGGAAGTTATCTCAAATGACTTAACAACGAGTGCTGATGTTACTAGATTAAGAGCCAGTGATGTTGCACCTCTCAGTTTGTTATCGTACAATACTGGATTTTCGTATGCATTCTCAGACAGACTTGTAGAATATCTACTTAACAATGTTATCTATCCTCAAGAAACACTAAGTACAAACATTGCTAATATTCAAGAAAGTTTAACAAGAACTACAAACTCCGATGGTACAAAGCATCTTGATTATCTTCCTCTTTGTGAAGATTACAAAATAACTTTAGAAAACAAGAGTGCTATCAAAGGTGCTTGGGACGAAGGAATTCAAGAATCAATTCTGAGAATTCTAGACACTCACAGAGACAAACTTGAATATCAGTATGATCACGACGGATTTGTAAATAAAGATATTGAAAGATTACTTTCATTGTTAGGAGTGTATCGAACATGAGATTGCTTAACAATAATGCAAGTTTTACTTCTCCGAATACTCCTGTAACAAGTAAGAATACCTATGCAGGAAGTACTTCAAATACATTTGTTATGATAGATAATTATATCTATCTTTACCATACTGATACTCTCATAGCAATTCCAACTTATCCACAAAATGTTACGGATTCTATGACTGCTAATTTCAACTCTGCTGATCTACTTTCAAGATCGGCCCCCATCTACTCGTTTTCCAGTTCTGGTCCAAGATCTATCAGTGTCCATCTTCAACTACATAGAGACATGATGAATAGTGTCAATGTAAGTAGCAGTAACTTGAATGTTCCAGATCTTGAAAAAGAAGACTACATCGATATTCTAATAAAACAACTCCAAGCTGCTGCACTCCCCAGATATGCAGCAGCTGAAAAGATGGTAAATCCGCCAATTGTTGCTGTTAGGTTTGGACAAGATATCTTTTGTAAAGGTATTGTTAAAGGAGCTGTTACTACAGAATACGGTGGTCCCATTCTAAGAACTGACAAGTATGCTGAAGTTAACATAAACTTTACATTAGACGAAATTGATCCGTATGATGCTGATTCCGTTATGACTCTTGGACATTTTAGAGGTTTAACAACCGATCTTGAACGGAGAATCTGGAAAACAAAAACAGGGTCGTCAACAACTAAATCAAGAACTAACTAAGGAGTCTATTGATGGATGTTTTAACAAATAAAGCATATAAGACTCATTCAAAGATATCAAGATATACCCCATTTCCTTACTATTACCACACAATTGACAACAAATATGTTTATGGAAAAACTGCTTATCTGAAAGATACAACCATATATACTGCACATACCGTTAAGCAAGGAGATACATTCGATAGCCTTGCTCTCGATTACTATAACAACCCAACATTATACTGGATAATATGTTCGTTCAATAGAATCCAAGACCCATTTCAAAACTTGAAGGTTGGTAGTGTTATCAAGATACCTGCAATAGCAAACATAGAATTTGATCTATAAAAGGAGAATTTATAATGCCCTCCTCATTAGTTTCAGCTCAAAATAGGGTTGAGTCTCCATTTATTATTGCAAAGATTGGTGATTACACGTTTGGGCAGTGTAGTGACATTTCGAGCAAGAAAAGACTCAAGCAGTCTGGATTAGTTACTTTTCCTAATTTTATGAAATCTTTGCGTATTGTCAAGATCAATGGAACTGTTAATACATACACACTCACGATGGATTATGCTATAACGCAACATGATGATCCCAATCTTCTTGAAAAAGTATTTAGTTCTGTTTCAACTTCAAGAAAGATTGTTTTAAGTTATGGTGACTGGAATGCTCCTTCTTATATTTACAAAGAAGAAGAAGGATTGATAACGAAAGTTGAAAGTAATGTTGATTTTCAAGCATCAAAGATTACTTATACACTCCAATGTGTTAGTTCAGCTCTTACAATGAAAGCGGGAACATTCTCTTTCCCACCAAGAGTAGCTAAACCAAGCGATGTTATAAAAGAATTGCTAGCAAATGAATCTTATGGACTTTCTCAGATATTCGGTGGAATGAGTAACATGTCGAAAGCATCTGTTAGTACATTCATTGCTGGTGATGATCGTAAAGTATCAATAGAAGCAAAACAAGGAGTCAGTATTCTTGATTATATCGGATATCTTGTTACTTGTATGGTTTCTGTTTCAGATAAGGGTGGCGCTATAAAGAGTGCAAACTATTTCTGGAGTGTATATGATGATGTAAGTAATGAGTATGGTGGTGCATATTTCAAAGTTATAAAAGTTGCTACAAATACAACATACAACTTAACTATGGATACATTTGAGGTTGATGTTGGATATCCTTCTGGCAACTATGTTGCTTCCTTCTCATTGAAAACCGATCATACGTGGTCCATTCTTTATGATTATTCCGAAAAGATAAATCAGCCCCAATACATGTATTCAATCAACGATGAAGGTAACATTGAGACATATCTCTCCCCGACTGTTACCGCATCATCTTCGGCACTAAAAACCACTGAGGCATCTAAAACGTGGTGGACACAAGTAACTCAATATCCTGTTACTGCTACGTTAACAATAAAGGGACTCCTTAGACCTACATTGTTGATGGCTTATGTTAAAGTTAATACATATTTCTACGGAAATAAACATATTTCTAGCGGACTGTATATCATAACTAGACAAGAAGATATAATCAATGATCAAGGATACAGAACAATTTTGAATCTGACTCGTGTTGGAGGAGATTCATGAGCCCATTGAAAGAAAAGCTTCTTCAGCACGAAGGGTTTGTTGATAACGAATATCTTGATAAGTATATCCAAGTTATTGAACGAAATAGACGAACTACACGAAGAGCAGGAAACACAAACAGTCATCATATAATTCCAAGATCCTGGTTCAAGATACATAAACAAACTGTTGATAATACTTTAACTAATCTTGTTATACTAACTTACAGAGAGCATACTCTTGCACACTATTACTTATGTCTATGTACAAAAGACGAATTACAGTATGCAAATGAGCTTGCTCTCATGTTGTTGACTTCAAGAAAGAAATTGAATACATCGGAAAAACTCTTAGTACAAGGGTTGCCATTGTATAATAATATATATGAAGATTACTTAAGTAAGAAAAAATCAAACTATAAACTGTATGAGGACAACTAGATGATAACTCGAGGAATTGTTGAAAAAAGAATTGATCCTTTTCATGTTAAGGTAAGGATTCCTTCAATTGATAGAGTTGTAAGTTCTAGCGTGCACACTTCAACTGAAAACTTGAGTACTGCAACCTATGCAACAATTCCTGGAATGGAAGTCGAACTACAATCCGGAGACGTTGTAATTCTTGATGTTGGTTCTGAGGATTGTACAATCTTAGGATACTTGTACAGAGATGCATCTATAGCAAAAAAATGCGTTCTGAATCTTTCAGATCTGTTTGTTGATCAGTCTGCAACTTTACCGTTGAATACAACAATTGGAAATGTTACTTCCGCAGATATCCAATGCTTGGCAGGAGTAACAGAGAATATTCAAGAGCAGATTGAGTCATTGAAAAAACAAATAGCAGAAATGAGAGGTGATGATGTACTCATTTGATTTTCCATCAATGCTGAGTAGTACCACTGCAAAACTTAAGAATGATAAAGATGCAGTTCGTTCAAATGTTCTGTTACTTTTACAAAGTGAACGAAACACATTGTGGGGCGATCCATATTATGGTACTCAATTAAAAAGACTTCTGTTCGAACAAGCTTCACACATTATTGTTGATCTTGTTGTCGATGAAATATATACTACATTAGTTACATTTATACCTCAGATATTTATTAAGAGGGAAGACATCACACTATCAAGTGATGGAGCTGATATATACGTTGAATTGAAATACACGCTCACACTTGATAACAGTGTTGATATCTACACAATAAATTTAACTGATACTGAAGAAAATTCATGATAGATGAGGCACATATATGACATATGTAAATGAATTATCAAATCTTTCTTATACAAACAAAGATTTTGCTCAAATATATCCTGAATTACTCGATCTTGTTTCAAAGATTTCTTACAAGTGGGATCCTTCTCAATCGGATGAGAGCGACCCTGGTGTTGTTCTATTAAAGTTAGCTGCTCTTATGGCTGACAAATGTAACTACAACATTGATAAGAATATCCTTGAACAGTTTCCACAATCAGTAACTCAGCTTGCAAATGCAAGACAACTGTTTGATCAGTGCGGTTACACTATGCGCTATTACAGAAGTGCAACAACTAGATTAAAGTTGCGTGTTATGCATGAGCCTGATTTTACTGAAGATGATCTAACAACATTTCTGCCTGAAACCACATTAGAGCTGGGAGATGTACTTTCTGATCACGAAAATTATCCTCGGCACTACACCATTCCAAGATTCACAATGTTCTCTGATGTAGATAATACAAGTGTGTTTACATCCATTGAAGATGTTACAGTGTCCTCTGATGGTGTGCCACACTATGTAGATGTGGTTCAAGGCGTTGTTTCTGCATTAAGTATCAACGGTTCTGAAACTATTACTGCAGATCTACTTGATTCTGACAATAGAGTTTATTTTCCTTCATTGAATGTTCCAGAAAATGGAATCTTTGTTAATAATATTGGTTCCAGTTCATTCTACTGGGAATCAAAGGATAACCTGCTAATCCATCCTCTTGGATCCAGAATATTCAAGTTTGGATTGACACAAGATGGTACTCGTTGTTTTATTGAGTTTCCATCAGATGCTAGTTCTTTGATTGCAGACGGAGTTCAAGTTCATTATGTTACAACTTCAGGTTACAACGGCAATGTTGGTAAAAGATTGATTAAACAGTTCTTTACTGAAACAAAATGTAAAAGAACTCTTGCGTCTTTGCCTACTACACAAGAGCTAGATATTACCACTGATGAAATTTACATTGTAAATGAGGATAGTACAATCAATGGTAAAGATCCTGAAACAATAGAAGATGCTTTTCGTAATTATCAGAAAGTAAAAAATACATTTGAAACACTAGTAACAACAACTGATTATTCCAACTACCTACAGAGCAGTGGTAGAATGTCAAACTGTGTTGTTTGTGATCGTTCTGATGATATTCAATCCTCATATAAAGTACTCAATACAATTGAGGGTGTAGATCAATTGATTCCTATGATTAAACAATCAAAGGAATACATCGAAGTAGAAATTGATGGTGAAGCAAAGACTGCAGCTCATCTTGTAGACGAGATGACTGCTTTTGATCTTCGTGTTTACGGCTTACAATATGTTGATGGGTTCAAAGATTATAGTGATTTTTCTAGATCTTTTGAACTAGACAGTATTGAGGATAGATATGCTCTTAGTTCAATTGAGGACATAAAGTGTATTCAACATGACTATCTCGCGTTTGAACCCAACAGAATAATAATGTTGAAGAATAGATATCCTATTACTGCAAAGCTCATCTCTTCAACAAAACTTAGCTATGCACAACAAGACGATATTGTTGCTAATGTTAAGCTAGCTCTATTCCAGTTATTGAACTCACAGAAGATTAGCTTCGGTGAGGAAATTGATTACAATACTGTTTACAATGTAATTTTGAATGCTGATTCAAGAATAAATGCACTTGCATTAGATGATATTTCTTATGAAACTTATGCAGTATATGTTGACGATTCTCAAGAAGTTAGGTCTTTGAGAATTGACTCAAATTCCAAAGAGCCTACAGATTCAACTCAAGCAGCATTGTGGAAGCAATTCCGTGTTGATGTTTTTACAAGAGCAGTACTGGAGGGTAAGACTCCGTTATTTATCAAGGATACTCCGTTTGCAAAGTCTCTTGCTCATGAAACAGCAACTGAGAAAACAACATACACTGTTGATAAGATAACAACTGAAAGTAATATACTCATGACACTTTCATCTGGTGATACTCCGTACTATACATCTGATAAGTTACATGAAAATGATGTTATTACTTTAACTGCTCCCAATCTTATAATGGAAGAGCGGTATGCAAACTATGTTCAGTATATCACAAACATTGGAATTGGTATCAATAGAACTGACTCTGATGGCACTGTTATAACTAGACAGAACTACTCAGTTGGAATTGAGACTCCTGAAATTGTTGTTCCTAAGAATACTGATTATGTTTTACAGCCGGATGAATATATCATATTCTTCTGGAGAACTTCCGAGGATGATTCTGAGCCGTATACATATATCAAGTATACCGGCAGAGACAGCAATGTTCCTTGTATCATCAATCCAACATTCAACATTTTGAAACAACCAAATCCACAAGTACTAGCTACTAGTGGAACTGTTACAATCAATGATGAATTCTTTATGGCACTGGGTGACTCTGCCTCAACAACTCATGAAAGCGTAAAATTAACTATCAATGATGTATATCCTGTAAACAATTCAGATGGTATTGTAAGTACTGATTTGAATAGAGTTATTGAGACTTTTATTATTGGTACTCCTTATTTCAGTGTTGGACAGAATACTATTGAGAAGAAAAAACTCAACAAGATTCATCTTAACAATACTGATAATGGTACAAACAAAGTTTACTGGATTCTAAATGATACCGTTGAGTCAAGAGGTAAACTTGTTTATAGATTGTTTAGTGCAGATTCTTCTGACACCACTTATACATTGAAAGATGGTGAGCAGTTTATCTACTCCAACGACAGAGGAAGTCAGTATTATATTTTAGGAGCAGGAACAAGAATAGAACGATCTTTCAGAAGTGGGGCGACTGCAACTGTTTGGGAGTGCCCTGCTCTTGATAATAAACTTGACTTCTTGAAAGAGGGTCCTACTTATTTTGAGAGTAGTGATCATGAATGGTTCAATATAGATAACAAAGCATCCAAAACCGAGCTGTATGCAACAGAAATGCTTTACAGAAAGCTTGGTTCTGGAACTAAACTGCGTATGTTGTTACCATCCGGTGCTAAATCAGATTTACAACAGTTAGTGCTAAATGCTAACGGAATAAATGAAAACGACCCTGAATATCAGTTACATCTTTGTTCCTTCCTTGTTATTGATGAGGATGGCAACTCTGAAACATTACCAAATAGAAATCATGAGTCTCTGGCATGGTCAGTAACTGCCTCTTGTAATATCAATATGTCAGTTTCTTCTCCTCAAAGATTGTATGAAGGACAGAAATTCATATGGACGGATGACGAAAATGTTACGACTGAATTGTCTGGCTCTAATACTGAGTTGATCTACATTCAATCAGATAAGGTTGCAATGTACAATGGCGGTAAAGATATTGATGTTACAACTTATGATATCATTTCTGATTCAACTGTTCCTCTTCATCTGTATGTTTACAAGATTCGTGATTTTGATATGTCTTCTGATGCTGCTGATGCAAAGACATTGTGGGAGAGAACAGCTGAGGGTACAGTTAAAGCAAGAGGGTTAGATGTTTCGCTATCGAATATAAAACTTGATGGTGGTGATTATGTAATTCCCATTGAAGTTGATAGTATAAACGGCGAGTTGAAAGTCTACTGGACTGAAATGCGTCCTATTTCAAAACATAAGCTAACTGCAGCCGAAGAAGAGATGATGCTTTCCTTAGAGGCTGTTGATGCTGGTGTTGATTCGAATGGTCAAAGTTATGATGGTTCTTGGGTAGATGCTGCCCGTCCACATGAACTGTGCGATGTTGCTTACTGGGTATACGGTGCAGCCAACATTGATGTTTCTAGTATATTCAAGCGCTACACTGTTTCTGATGTTTTTGATATTCTATTATCTCGTGAAGAAGATGCCACAACTTATGCAGTAAGTGATAATCCCAAGGATAGCATACTGGCAGAGACATGTTTGATGTCTTTACAGAATACTACAAGTATTCCTCTTACGTTCACCGCATTAACAACTGAGTTGAATAATATCGGAGTAAAAGTTGGCGATATCATTTGTGCGGATATAGATTACGAAACTGTACATGCTTATAATGTGTGGGTATGTATTGATACTAATAAATTTATTGCAGTTACCAGAACAGCGGAAGGTGGTTATGATTGTGAGTGTGTAAATTCCATCGAGTTTGATGAGAATGATCTTGCAAGAGTGGCTGATTATGCGTTCTTGTTTAGGCCTGATGAACTTGCTGAGGTTGAGGGAACAGGTATTGTTGTTGATACTCTATGTGAAAATTTAACAAGAATTCCCGCAAAAAAGAACGTAGTATACTACTATGCTGTCAAAGCAGAAACAAATTCTTCATACACTTTAAGACTCTGTGATGTTCTTCCCGATGGTGTGACAAACAAGACAACTCCAACATTTACTGTTCATGATCTTCGTAAATTCAGATATCCAACACTATCTAATCTGCATGAAGATGCAATACCTTTTGTTGAGGACATTCTTGAAAATATAGGATTACTTGATAAGACTGCAAGGTTCAACTTCTTGTATGAAGTTCCTGACTCTGATCTTGTAGAATATCCACTGATGTCACAGTCCTTCTTGAATCCTGATCATCCAATGAACAAATTTACAATCTGTCAGTACACATTGTCTGATTCTTCAAAACGAAACGATATTGTTGTTATTAGTAAAGCTCGTTAAGATAGGAGAGAACATGTTTAGAATTCAAGATATGGTCCCCGAGGTGTATCCCGACCAATCAAGAGATTTTCAGATGTTCTGTAGAGCATATGATGTTGCATTCAATGGAGTCAAACAAGCAATTGACTCCATGAATTATCTTAGTTCTACTCAACTTTGTGATTCTTCTGTTCTTCAATTACTGCAGAGTAAACTAGGCTTTTTCACATCAATTGCTGCTACCGATGATGATATGCGCTGTGTACTACAAGCATTTCCACACATCATAAAATATAAAGGATCAAAGAAGGCAATTGAATACATTGTTAATCTATATTCTAGATTAGTTGCAGCTACAGACATTTCTATTGATATAACAGAAAAAGGAAGAGTGATTGAGTTATCTTCAAACACTCCGATCAAGAAAACCGAGTTGCTTGTTGCTCTTCTCAAATATATCATTCCAACCGGTTACACTGTTGACTATTATATAACATCTATTGTTGACAGATCAACAAATCTGAGAACACAAGGAAATCTGGATTACTTTGTTTATGATACAAATTCAGACAGTGATGATACTAACATCCGATACAATGCAAAAGTTGTTATCGAGGAAGATCTTGTACCGAGCGGAGTTACAGAATATACTGAGTCTAGAGAACTTCCCAACATTGTTAACATTGTAAATGTTGCAGATTCGGAGTAAAGGAATACATATATGAGTACTACAAATACAACAGTTTCAGGTACTGTTACTAACAACGAATCAACCACTACAAGTTACAGTACTTCAAGCCTTGCACAAATATTTGCAAACTTCATGTTAGGTAGTTCATCGAGAGATATGACTACTCAAAAATACATTCAGTTGTATAAACTTAGAGTCGAGGATCTAATTCTCCGTTATGAGCAGAATCATGCCCTTCCAACAGATAATGCACTTCTAGATAATCCCTCACCTGTACGAACAGCTCATTTGTCAACGGTTACAAATGATGTATCTGCGGATGAATACTATTCCACATTCATTTCCACAATTGATGGCAGTGAGGTGACTCTACAACCTGTGAGTAACAGTGATTCTTTATCAATAGGACTTCAAATCGGTTCTACTCTATTAGCAGCAGCTACATTTGATAACACTGTCTACTCAAAACTTCGAGATGGATCACGATCTGAAATTCGTTGGAAACTTGGAGTTAACTCAACTTCTACAAGTCAAGGAGATGAATGATGGCAACTCAAAGAATTACACTTGAATCTACCGCAGTAGATAAGATGTTCCCTGTTAGTTTTGAACGTGAAGGTAAATATGATCGTGTTTTATCTGAAGAAAATTTAACATCCTGGATCAGAGGATTGTTACCTAACTCAGCTGATGACTCAAAAAACTCACCTAGTAGTTACATGATTACACCTGTTATTCCCGATAACTTTGCTCAATCTAATTCCGACGGAAAATCAGAATACATTGAGTTTATTATTGGTGGCTACTATGTGAAACTTTCTGGATCTTGTTTGGAGGGAACTATTGATACTGATTCTGCATACGACATTTATGCAAGAATAACAAGATCAAATAGTTTAGTATTCAAACAGTTAAACGGAAGTGTGGATGCTCCAAATTTCACATATGTGGAGCTTTATAGAGTTGATGCTGACGATCAAGGAGTATTTCAGACATTCTCGGATAGTGTAGCAACTACACTTCCAAGTAATCCTGGTACTATTAGTGCGGATTCTTACCATCTTCACATTCTCAGGAAAGAAGCAGGAAGTGATACATTCATAATTCCAACAAGTTCTTTGAGTATTTACAATGTAATTGATGGTGGAGAAATCTAAATAATTTTTAGTAGAATCCTTGATTTCCACCCTTACAACTTGTATATAATACTGTACGATAATCTATAAGTCGTACAGTATTTTATTTTGATAATTTTAGGATACTCACATGAAAACTCGTAAATTTGAAATCATTCAGTGCCCTAAGTGCGGCAGAGAATATTTACCAGCTGAAATTTTTGTTCCTCATGCATTCTTTGGTAAACCATTTGATATTGTTCGCGATGTTTACGGAAAGATTCTTGACTATGATGGAACATCGGTTGATGCTGTGGAAACATATACATGTGACAAATGTAACACTCTTTTCCAAGTAAGAGCAAAGATGACATTTGTTGTGGATAATACTGTTGTTGGAGACATTGATGAAGAGTATTCTTCTCCACTGCCTACTAACACATTGTTTGTGGAATAATAATGATACGAATACAAGAGAGACAAACAGTGAAAGTTCCTGGAATAACTTCGCTGTTTGTTTCATTTGATTTTAACAAGCTCATTGTTGAAGAGCTGAAGATGCTTCAAGGATGTGTTTACAATCCTGATACTAAGGAATGGGAGATGCCGTTAACTAATCTTACTGAGTTCCTTGATAGAACTTGTAAGATAGATAATATAACAGTTGAAACCCTTCCTGTTAAAAATATTCAGGACACTGTTTATGAGTTATCTAAATATCAAACGCAACCGTTTGACTATCAGCTTGAAGGTATTCAGTATGGTTTGAATCATGATTGTTTCTTACTTCTTGATGCTCCCGGCCTTGGTAAGACTTTACAGTTAACATATCTTGCTAAGGAACTAAAAGAGCGTGAGGGGCTGGAACATTGTCTTATCATCTGTGGTATCAACACTCTAAAAACTAACTGGAAAAGTGAGATTGAAAAACATTCAGATCTCAGCTGTAGAATTCTAGGTCAACGAATCAATCGTAAAGGTAAACTTGTTGTTGATGGAATTCCGGAACGGTTAGCACAACTAAAAGCTCCAATTGAAGAGTTCTTTGTTATTACAAATATTGAGACTCTTCGTGATGAGAAGATTCTCAATGCTCTTTTGAAGAACAAACATAACAAGTTTGATATGATTGTTGTTGATGAGATACACAAAGCAAAGAGCCATACATCTCAGCAAGGAAAACATCTACTCAAGTTAAACAAAGCAAAGCACCGGATAGGGGCAACAGGAACATTGTTATTGAACAATCCCCTTGATTCTTATGCTCCGTTGAAGTGGATTGGAGCCGAAAGAGCAACTTATACTAACTTCAAGTATTATTACTGTAACTACGGTGGTCCGTTTGGCAACATGTTGCTTGGATTCAAGAATGTTCATATTCTCCAAGATCAAATCAAACGATACTCTTTGAGAAGAACAAAAGATATTTTGAATCTTCCTCCGAAAACATTTATTCCAGAATATGTAGATATGTGTGATTCACAGTCTATATTCTATAATAATGTTAAAGAGGGAATTGCTCAAGAGCTTAATCAGATGAAAGTTAAGCTCACTACAACAAATATGTTGGCCATGGTTGCAAGATTGAGACAAGCTACAGCTTTTCCGAGTATCCTTACAACTGATAACATTCCATCTTCAAAGATTGAACGAGCAGTAGACTTAGCGGAGCAGATTGTAGACAGTGGTGAGAAAGTTGTTATATTCTCAACATTCAAAGAAACTGTCTATGAGATTGCACGTATACTACAGCCTTACGGTGTTGTTATCGGAACAGGTGACCAATCGGATGAGGAGATTGATTACGCGAAGAACGCATTACAAACTGATCCAAACACGAAAGTATTTGTTGGAACTTGGCAGAAATGCGGAACAGGAATCACCCTTACAGCAGCTAGTTACATGATCTTTATTGATACTCCGTGGACTGCGGCGGATGTTGGTCAAGCAAGCGATAGAATTTATCGTATTGGTACAAAGGACTCAGTATTCATCTACAATCTTATTGCTCGTGATACGATCGATGAACGGGTATGGGAGCTTGTTAATGATAAGGAAGCACTTTCTGATTACATTGTTGATGAAAAGATAACAGAAAAAGGCATCAATAGCTTGAGGAAGTACATCGAAGAATTTATCTAGTTGATAAAACTCATTTTCTACTATATCATTGTGGTAGTAAAGAGTGAGTTCAATATGTAAATATGTTATGAAACCGCTCATTCAATTGAGCGGTTTCTTTTTATAGTTGATGTTATCTTACTCCTATCTTATAATAATAGTAACTAGTAAACGGTTAAGGGGGAGTGATGCTCGACGATTACAAAGAAGCGTTTAGACAATGCGCCGATCTAATTGATGGTTGGCAAAATTTATCGAAGAATGAACTATGCATAAAATATGTTGAGAGTGAAGGTAATAAAAATCTTCAAGATTCATATTTTAGTGCTATAATGTATCGTTACTGGAATCTGATTGCAAAGTATCATTACATGAGTAGTAACGTTGCTTCACCAGAAGATTGTTATGAGTGGCTTGAAGATTCTGTTTACTGTTGTTTAACTTCAAAGAGCTGGGAAAAGAAAGATAGCTCGATATATCGTGATCCAAATGGCCCAGATAAGGTTATAAACCGATGTATGAAGTGTGCAAGATTAACATATTATCAGTTTATCAACAGAAAGAAACGAAAAGATAATTTTGGACTGCTTAGTTTGGATGAGCTATCTGAGTTGTTCGGTACAACCATTAGTGAACCAGAAAGTTCAGAAAATTTAGATGAGGATATTGAGAAATGGGCAATTGAGGATTACATAAAGTATCTTTTCACAAAGAAAGATTATTTCGCAGCTGTTGTGTTAGACGCTATTCAGACACAAGAAGTTTTTGATATTAAAACTTCAAAGGAACTTGGAAGTCAAGTAGTGTTTAGTTTAAGAAAACTAACAAGATTTATGTCAAATATTGAAGATGATTATGTTCAGTATTTTGCGGATAAATATCATTTCTCATATGAAGAGGCTGAGTACGGAATGGAATATTTTCGTAAGTTGAAACAGCCAACAATCAAAGCAAAAATTCAAACTGTTCTGGAAAGATTACAGAACGATGCATTTATCAAATTACTTAAAGAGGGTCGCTGATGCTGATTGATCTGTTAAGTATGTCAAATTATGTGCATTTTAATGTGAAGTTGGCACATATTATTGGCTTGAACTCTGCCATCTATTTGAGTCAGATTATGGACATCAATGAGAAGGCCATTCGTAAAGAAAAAACAGAAAAGAATTTTTTCACAATTGATCGGGAATACATTACAAAAAGAACAACAATCTCTGAAAAAGAACAGAAAGAGATTGAGAATAATCTTATCAAGATCGGTGTTCTTGAAAGGTCTACAGATAATGCCGATACTATTCTTCTCAACATCACAGTGCTAACAAGCATTCTGATGTCTCCTGATGAAGAATTGATAAGAGATATATCCTCTCTGTCAAAACCTAAACCGAAGAGAAGTAAGGCTGAAGCAATCAAGGACACATTGAAACAGAATATTGTTACAGTAAATCCTGAATTGCGGAACGCATACTTTTCCTGGATTGATGCAGTATACGAAAAAGATGGATTTATGACAAAACAAGCTGTCGTAGCTGCACAGGCACGGATTGATGAATTTTCAGGAAGAAATCTGGATATTGCTCTAAAAGTACTTGAAATTGCATCCATCAATGCATATAGAGATATTACTTGGGCAATCAACACATATAACAAAGATTACAAGGTCGGATATACTTTTACTTCGTTAAAACTGACACAGCCGCCTAACAAGGGTTCAAATGTTCAGCCAGCTACACCCGTTAGAAAACGACTTAGCAATGAAGTATTCTGAGGCAGGGAGGAGGCGCAGTGTCAGGAATTCAATTAAGTGATGAATGTTATCTTAGATCCACTTGTTGGAAGTATCAGAATAATCCTGAAGCAGAATGTAAGACTCAAAACATCTATTGTCCAAGATTGTTTCGGATGAACTATTTGTATGAAGAGTCTTTGATGTCAATGAAACAACGTCAACATGTTCCTCTAAGGATCGATGAAGATGGAACAGATTGTGAAGCATTCAACAAATTGAAGTCAATTGAGGTAAATATCGAGAAATTTGTTGGTGGCGGAAACAATCTTTATCTACACTCTACAACATGTGGTAACGGTAAAACAGCGTGGGCATTACGATTGCTACAGAGCTACATCGGGAAGATTTGGTTCAAGTCTGATCTCAAATGTAAAGTTCTGTTTATCAATGTTCCTCGATTTATTCTTGCGTTGAAAGATAGCATCAGCGAAACAAATGACTACATTCAACATGTAAAGAAAAATATATTTACAGCAGATCTTGTTGTTTTTGATGAAGTTGGAACAAAAGCATTAACTACATGGGAACATGAACAGATATTGAATCTGATAAATACACGGATTGATATGAACAAATCAAATATCTATACATCTAATCTTACAGGGCTTGAGCTTCGTGAGAAGGTTGGAGATAGGCTGTACAGTAGAATCATGAACTTATCAGTAGATATTGAGTTGTTTGGAAGTGATAAGAGAGGAGCAGTATAACAGATGGTACAGTTACAGCTACTCAATTACTTACTTCAAACTGGAGATGCATCTCTACTTAAAGTTAACAATGTTGACGATACTTTCTTTTCAGATTATGTTGAGGAATACAGTTTCATTCGTGACCATATGAGTCAGTATGGGCAAGTTCCTGATAGACTAACATTTGCAAGCAAGTTCGTTGATTTTGATTGGATTGAAGTTAGAGAGAATCCAAACTATCTTATTGATGAACTTTATCGTGATAGAAACAAGAGAACACTAGCTCGTGTATTTAACGGCGTTCGTGATAGAATCAATT